AAGTGGAAAGCTGTCACTGTAGCTGATAGTAATGATAAAGCTATTAATAATATTATTTATAGACTAGCTAACAAACTCCATAGTAATGATAATCGTAAACCTATTAGAGTCCTAATCAGTGAGATTAAATCCATTCGTAACCCAGTAGTACTTATTACTTATGATAAGTATTACAAGAGTGACGCATCAGTATTAAAATAATTCCTACCTTATATATCATATCTCCTTCATCTAAATTATAAATCAAATCAATTTTATGAGTCAAATAGCAGGTATGGATACAAATGATTTAGACTTATTAGTCAATCAGCTCACTAATAATTATTCTATTGATCAGTTATACCCTATTATAGCTACTTCATTAGGGTATGAGGAAACTCCACCTACTATAGAGGAATTTACAGATAGTGATGAATTCCTAGGTCAAATATTCTGGGATAGTAAGAAAAATAAATCATCCCTATATTCCGTATGGAGAGGTGCTCTAAAAGAAATCTACCCTAACCCATTCTTCTCTCCATATATCGAAGTATGTCTATCAGGAGCAATCGGTACGGGTAAAACAACTATAGCTAAGATAGGTGCTTTATATGATCTATGTAGGTTACTCTTACTTAAGGAACCTCAGTATAAATATAATCTCATTCCTACTACTATCATAGAATACGCTATCCTCAATGTCATGTCACAGCTGGTGCTGCAGAAGATGTAATCTTTTCAGAGATTGTTGAATGGTTTCAGATATCTCCATTCTTTAAGAAGAAACTAGCTAAGTCTACTAAGAGGACTTTATTCCCTAATGGTGTTGACCTAGTAGTAGGTTCTAGATCTCGTCATATAGTAGGTAGAGCTATCTTTGGTGCTATCTTAGATGAGTTAAATGATCAGTCAGTAGTTACTAATCAAGCATATGAGAATTACACTAATGTGAAAAGACGTATGTATTCTCGATTTGCTCAAGCAGGTGGAGGGTTACCAGGTCATCTATGGTTAATATCTTCCCACAGGTCTGATTCTGATTTCTTAGATGCTTACATCCCTAAACTAAGAAAAGATCCAAGAGCAGTAGTATATGAGTATGCACTCTGGGAAGTTAAGACTGAAGTTTATAAGTCAGATAAGAATTTCCAAGTATTCATAGGTGATGAATCTAGAGATCCATTTATATTAGAATCATCTAATGATATCGAGCTAGTCGATAGCTCTAGAGTTATCGAAGTACCTGATATGGAGGGACTTAGGGAGGAATTTAAAAAAGATATCTATAATGCTCTTAGAGATATGGCTGGTGTTTCTACTGTATCTAGTTTTAAATATATACCATCAGTGGAATTAATATCTAAAGCATTAACTGCTAGCAACTGGTTTGATAAAGAAGAGATTCAGTTAGATCTTATTGATAATACTGATAAACTTATTAATTACATAAATAGAGATAAGTTAAATAATAGACTTAATCCTACAGTACCTAGATTTATTCATAATGATTTTTCTATTAATGGGGATAGGACTGGTATAGCTATAGCTCATTTAGCTGGATTCGTTAATGTATCTATTAGAGATAATATTACAGGTAATATATTTGAATCTAAGTTACCCTGGGTAATATATGATGCTATATTAGCTATTAAATCTAAACCTGGGCAAGAGATTCCATTATTTAAGATTAGAGATTTTATTATTAATTTATCAGAGATAGGTGTTCCACTAGGCGTTATATCCACTGATGGATTCCAATCTTACCAGTTTAGACAAGAATTAAGAGCAGCTTCATTTCAGACGGCTCTTATATCAGTAGATAGGACTCCTACTCCATATTTTGAATTAAAGCAAGCTATTTACCAAGGTAGAGCTAATATATGTAAGCATAGTATATTAAAGAAAGAATTAACTGATCTAATTAAGACTAAGAACGGTAAGGTAGACCACCCTGAGACATCTAGTAAGGATGTAGCAGATGCTTGTGCAGGTGTATATTACTCAATAAATGAGAATGCATCACAGTATTCATTCTTTAATGAGATAAAAGAGTCATCACGTAGGGATGGGGAAGAATTTATAATAGAATAAGGAGTATAATAAAATGAGTAAAGCTAATGATATTATTAATTTAATAGATAACTCTAAGTATGATCCTGATAAAGAATTTGAGAATACAAAATGATTTTACTAGCCCTAGAGTACAATTTTATAAATTGATAGATTATACTGATAACCTTAGTAACCATAAAATGAATAAGGAGTACAAAATGAGTAAAGCAGCCAAATTGATTGAAACTTTCGAGAATATTAACAGAAAACCTTCTGTTATTCCTAGTAAATTTAAGAAGCTTTATAAAGAGCTCCCAGCTGATGTCAGTGTCAGTGATGCTAATATAGTTGGTGATGAGCAGTGGGAACGGAATGTCTCTGGTTCTCCTCTTGCTAAATTAACTAATGAGTATAAAAATATGTTAGCTCTCTGGTTGAGTTCTGAAGGTAGAATCACTTCTGACCAATTAAAAGAGCTTCAGGTAGAGATGAATAAATTATCTGTTGATCTAATGGAAGATATTAATATCCCTGGTGCTCGTGGTAAACGTAAATTAACTATTTGGAAGATCTAAGATGATTTTATTAAATAGTCATAAATGAGTACTCTAGGGCTAGTATTGATTAGATCACTTATTTAAATTAAAAATTCTATAACTCTCACTTGATTGCGTTTTCCTTTTAAAGTAATGGGCATTGATGGTAATCAATGCTTTGATATACATATATTATGAGTGATCCAGTGTCTAAATCTATAAGTCTTATTAATTATATAAGTGAATCATTAATGAATGTAATCTACATTAAGGATACTAATCTTTTCCTAGATACTAGATCTAAGGATAAATTTAGTATACTCGATGATAATGACGGATTTATATTAATAGACTACAATGGAGTTGCTTTTATACTCTATGTTAAAGATGTAACATCTATTTCTGAAGAACTCCAGATACGTCCTATGGATAAAGTATTTATCAAACCTGCTGATTGGTCTGTTGATAGACCTGATGATTTTACTGGTAAAGCAGTCGTGCTTAATATAGCTGATACTTATGACGATATGATTTCTACTTTTCCTAAGGGTGAGTTTAAATTATTTAAAATAGCTAATAATCTTAATAGTTAATATCGAGAATATCATTATATGAATTTTAAAAATTTAGCTAAAGGACTCTTAGGATATCCGAAACAGGAACCTGAGGAAGTCTATAGGCAACCTGAGATAGTTAGCGATAATGGATCTACACTACTAGATGAAGAAATAGAATTATCTATGTTATTAGATCCTGGTATTAGAAATACCATTGGTTACGGTAAATCAATCTCTAATATCATATTTGATAAAATAAATAATAAATCCGATTGGTTCAAAGCAGTAGAAGGAGTAGATGGTTCTGATTATGTTGAAAATATTCTATCTACAGTGTCTGATGATGTTCTTTATCTAGGTCATGATTCTTCCAGTAAGTTTTTTGAATTACTATTAGATGAATCTATTGAAAAAGAGTATGGAAAAGATATTAGAGAGTTCATTGATTCTTTAAATATTTTTGAATATCTTGAAGATATGCTTACTTATATATTATTCATGGGTGAGCGTATAATCAGAATAGATTACAAAAATAAACAGATAGACGAGATATTTGGTCAGAAAGACCTCTTTACTTTGTACTCTAGGTCAGAAATGAAGATGACCTATGATAAATCTAATAATAAAGCATATAACCCACATATCTATGTTCCATTAAGATTTAAAGCATATACGTACACTACAGGGATTAGGACTAATTCTGGTTCTATACTATATGCAAAGATAGGTAAATCTATATTTCCTAAAGGAGCTCTAGAAAGAATTAAATCTCTTAAGATATTAGAATCATTAATTCCACTCAATGAAATAGTGAATATGGATAGAAAACTATATTTCTATTTTAGAGCTCCAGCTGGTACATCTGTAAAAGATGGATTTAGACAAGCTAGAGATTATGAGAGAATGCTATCTTCTCTACTCCAGATGGAATTTCCTTCTGATGTAGAATCTCTTATTGAGAAGACAGCTAAAGTTAAAGTTATTCCTTTATTTGGTGAGCAGAAAGATTTAGATTATAAAGAAGTGCCTAAGCCTGATAGGATAGATTCTTCAACTATTCAGGATATGAGACGCACTCTTGCTAAATCTATAGGTGATATCCCTGCATCTGTACTCGCAGTTCCTGACGGTGATGATAAGTACTCATCTAGGTATCTTCAATTATTAAAGAAGATTAGATCTGGTCTAGCTAGATGTGTTTCATATATAGCATGGTCTTATGTGCAAAGAATAAAGGATATATACATAGATCCATCTAAGATTATCGTTAAAGTCCCATTAGTACCAGGAGCTGAAGAAGTTGAGGTTGCTGATTTTGTATCTACATTCTCTGATTCAGTGTCTAACCTAGTTAGGGTATTTGATGAATCTAATAGATTCTTAGGTGATATACAAGAAGATGCAAATATAGATAAGAAAGAGTTAGTTGACTTCTTGAATAAGAAAGTCAAACAAGTTACTGGTAAGAATTTATTTATTTATACGGAAAATAAAACCGATAATTCTTTTGAGGATTAATTTTAAGAGGTACAGTCATGAATTTGGATTTCTCTACTGAAGGTTTAGATTTTATTCATGGAGAAGTATTTGAATCAGCAGTAGGTGCACTTGATTATTCAGGTACTACTATTACTGATAGTAATATCTATGAGAGTCTCCCTGAGATAGTCAATGAATCTAAGGGTAAATCTTCAGGTGAAGTATTAGGTGTCCTAGAAGGTGTATTCTTTATGCCTAATAGCAAATCTTTTAATAAGAGATACTATTCCGAGACTCTTTGGAAGAATGTATGCAAGAGTGAGAGGGTTAAGGGTCTTTTAAAATTAGGTATGTTAGGTACTTTTGAACACCCTAATCCCAAAATTAGGTCATTATTCAATGAATCCGGTCAACCTACATTCTTTCATCCTGTCAATGCTTGTAGTATAACAAAGAAATTAACTATTGAATCACATGTAGGAGTTAAATCAGGTATTGGTAAAGCATATGTTATTGATACTCCTATAGGTAGAGTAGTTGATACTTTATTAAGATCTAAGGATGAATCTGGTAAACCATTGTGTATCTTAGCAGTATCATCTAGAGCTTGGGCTGCTAATAAGGGTAAGACTGGTGATGGTTACGAGATTATGGATGAGAATAGGTATTATCTTGAGTCATTTGATATTACTATGTATCCTGGTATTGCACAAGCTACTCCTGTTTATAAACCTGAGAGTGTAGATATTGTTTCTGATATATTAGATAAGATCATTAGTACTAATAGTAATAATCTTCAGTCACCTCAATATAAGATTGAATCATTTACTGAAAGTTACACTCCCAAATCTCAGTTTCTAGCTTCTCTTAGAGAAGATTAAATATTACTAACTTTCTCTGTTGCTAATAGAGTAAGTTGTTGACATATAAGTACATTAGTGATTAGACGTTGTTGTTTAGTCACTGTTGTCTGAGTCGCTCACAGACAATGTTATCTCGAAATTATGAAAATATCGAATAGAGTGTAAAATACAAATTATTGAATAAATCGAAAATTGACCACTGTTAAATTAAATATAAATTGGAGGTAATTAGTTATGGATAAGGAAACCATGGAAAAATTGATTAAGGAGAAAGACGCTCTTGAATCAATGATTAAAGGTCTTGATGAAAAAGTAGCAGCTTATGAAGCTTTAGGTACTCCTGAAGAGATTTCATCAGCTTTTGCTAAGACTGAGGGTCTGCTGTCTTCATTGGAAGATCTGGGTAGCATAGAAGATATCAATCGTGCTCTAGATTTGTCTCGTAGTACTCTTGAATCTTATGTTGCTATCGGGACTCCTGAACAGATTACTGAGTCACTGAAGGGAGCTGCTGATTTTCGTGCAACTGTTGAATCAGAAAACCTGTCTCGTGAATTCGGTATTGATATCGGGGTAGCACGTAAGATGATTGATGCTCATGAAACTTTTGATAAAGCTAAGGAAATGCTGTCTGGTCTTCTGAGTAAGAAAGATAGTGCTAATGAATCAACCAAAACTACTGGTGAGGAAGTAGATCCTCCTGTAGGTAGTAAAGTTGCTGGTCGTATTTCTAATATGGCTAGAAATCTTTAATATAGGAGGGATTTAGATATGAGTTTAAATATTGAAAAACGTCTTGAATATGAAGCAGAATCATATCGTCGTGATTATGGCTCACTTATTGAGCAAGTCGGTGAGGAAATGGAAACTCGGTATGAAGGTCGTTATTCCTTCAGTACTTTTGATGAGGTAGCTCTCGGTCGCTATGCTCAAACTTGGGAAAGTTTCCTTCCTGTCTTTGAATCTGATATGACCTCACGTGATAGCCTGGGTGATATTCTGAAAGTAGGTTTGGACTTGGTTGCTCTACAGTATGCCACTCTACCTATTCAGCATCTTGCATCAGTACAGCCTCTATCTGAGGAAGCTGGTGTTGTTTATTATCGTCGTGCTATCGCTACTTCTGATCGTGCTGGTATCTCTAAAGGTGACATCCTTCTGAATTCTACTGGTAAGTTAGGTGCTGGTCTACCTGATTACGCATCAGAAGAAATTATTGATGAGTCACAAAGTATTGTTGATAATGGTGGTAACCCATCAGCTGGTCCATATACTTTTGCTCTACCTGCTCCTATTCGTAGTAGGACTCTCAATATTAATATTGCTGGTAAGATCAAAGGTATCGATGATGGTGACGGTCATATCTTTGGTGTAGGTATTGACCCTGACAACTCCAGTATCGATTATGAGACTGGTGCTGTAGTTGTTGTTTTGACTGATCCAGTTGGTTCTGGCTTAGCTATTGGTGATACTATCACTATTATCTTCTCTCAGAATCTTGTTAGTTCAACTGAGATTCCTGGATTTCGTTATGACTTAGTTGGTAAGGTCATGACTGTTAAGTATCATCTCTTACAGTCCCAGTATTCTTCTCTGGCTAATTATGTAGTTAAACGTCGTTTCGGTAAGACTCTGTCTGAAGATGTCGCTCGTGATGCTGTAGCTCAGATTAACGGTGCTGTTCTCATGTCAGCTATTAAGAAACTACGTACTGCTGCTATTAAGAATGAAACTAATTATAGTTTCTCAACTCTTAGTTGGGCAGGTGTAGCACCTTCTGGTGTATCTGATATTGATCATCGTCGTACTTTTACTGATTTGGCTGAGACTGCTGCTTCTAAGATTGAAGATATGTCTGGTCGTTCAGCGATTACTTTCATGATTATAGGTCAGACTGCTCGTCAGATTTATAGTTCACTTGGTTTTAAGGGTGAACGTAAAGCTGTGCCTGGTCCATATCTGGCTGGTTATTTTGAAGGTGTTCCTGTCTATTATGCTCCTCTGTCAGTTCTCCCTGCTAATGAAGTCCTTTATGGTTATCGTGGTTTACAGTGGTTTGAGAGTCCTTTGGTTTATGGGCCATTCCTGCCTACTACTGTAGTTAAGACTGCTGGTAATCCTAATGTCTTCTCTGAAGCTTATGGAGTTGCTCATGGTGCAGCTATGGATAGTGTAGTTCCTGAGTTTGTTGTTCGTGGTAAGATTACTTGATAGTAATTAGTTCCTCAGCTGTAGTGGGTATAGTTTAGTTATGCCCACTACAGCTTCTTTATTATTGAGTTAAATTATAAATATTATTTATAGTTTAATTGAATTGTAAGGGAAATCATTATGTTTATAAATTATAATTTTGAATCTAATAATAGAAATTGCGTATTCTTTAATGTCATAGATTATACATGCTCTGTAGGATGTCTTAAAGCAAAAGTAATTAAGAATTCTAGATGCCCCTTTATAGAAAAAGATAAGAAACAGGAAAATTGTCCGTGTTTCACTAAATAGATAGTATAATTTATTTTACCCCTCAATGTGAAATCATATTACCTGCCGGAATGATTTCACTCTTCATCAAGAGTGGGGTAGGGAAGTATGCCCGGCTTCCCTACTCCACTCCCTTTCTATAAGTTATTAATAGAAATTAAGGAATAGGTAAGCGGAGATCTATTCTTTAATCAGATAGGTGGGGAGAGACTTTTCTCCTTTCACTCTTCCCACCTATCGTTTAATAAGATAAAATGATTCACATGATAGTTATAAATAAATTATCGATATAGTAGATAAAGTAGATTTTAATAAGTTAAATGGGGTTAACAGGATGGTTAATATAGATATTCAGAAGATCATTGAGAAGTTGAAAGCATTGTCAGATAATTGTGAGATAGAGAAGCATGATAATATGCTATGTAATGATTGTGGGTATACCTGGGAAACTTCAGTTAAACACCTTCCTGATAACCCAATCAAGGAGCCTGTCTGTCCAAGATGTGGTAGTCAGAATACTATGAGATTGAAATAATTCAGTGTGTATGGTAATTAAGTTACTTAATTATTGGTTATAGTGTAGTATAGTAGATATTTATAAATAATCTTGTTAGTTAATAATTCAACGTAGGAGGTAGTTATGAGTAAGTCATCAAGTTTAATTAAATTAATTGAGGAATCAGTTAATAATGATATTCGAAATATCATACGTAGTGTTAAAACTATGGAAGAAATGCTAAAGAAAAATTATGATGATGATTATGAAGATATTGTCGGTAATATTTTATATGATATAGCTGATGAGTCACCAGTCACTGAATTGAAAGATGAACGTGGTCAGAAACTGGGTAAACCTGATAGTAAATTAAAATCAATTATTAAGAAGATAACAAGTTCATTAAAGAAACTGCCATCAGGTAACTTATCAATATTTGCTCACGAAATTGCCAAAATCTATGGTATAGGAGAAAGAGAATTAGGCGATGGATTCTCTGGATGGGATAACTGGTAATATAGTTAGCAAATAGGGGAGTGTAATTCTCCTATTTCACATAGGAGTGGGGAAGAGTTTTTGCCATTTACATTTTTCCTCCTTTTTCTCTTCTCCACTCCATTTATTATTTATCAAAAGGCATACCCTATATAATTATGAATAAATCAAAAGAAATATTACGTTTTATTGCTGAAGCAAAATTGCCTAAGGAAATTGCTAGGGAATTTAAATTTGCTCCCTTCTTATTTCCAGACGATAAGTTGTCTATTAAAGCTATTGCTCAGAATCCTGAAAGATCTTATGAAGACAGAGAAGTATATACAGAATTTAATTTTTCTAAGAAACCTTTAGATGGAAAAATTATTAATAACCAATATTCAACTTGGTTAACTGGTGAGAAATCAATTGAATTAGGGACTATGTTAATAGAAGCTGGTAATGATGCTCTCACTAGGAGTAGACTTAAGAATTATGAAACTATTGAATTACTAGCTGCAGCTAATTCAGCTCAGAGGGGATTATATAAAGAAGTCATTATTACTCGGCAGAATGATGAAACCCCAAATGACTATGGACCTGGGTTTTACTATTATACTTTTTATTATAAAGCAGATGATGATCTATATTCAAGAAAGATAAAGGATGTAGTTTATTATTTTTCTCCATTTAAGGATGAATTCAATAAGCAGATAAAGAATTTTACTTTTGGTATCCCATATAAATTAGTTAATTTTAGTTATGATTTAATCAAATCTAAATTTGATAAATCTAGTAAAGATTTTGAGTGAGATAAATAAATGAAATTAAATTCCCTTAACACACTACTGCAGATTGGGAAAGTAATTAATGCTCGTGATTACAATCTAGTACTAGATGGAGATCTTAAACCATCTAGGAATACTTATAGACTACTCAGTCGTAGTAATAAAGAATTAGGTATCATAGAATTACATAATGATTACCTCCGAGTATTAAAAGGTAAAGATACTAAGATATTTAAAAATGATATAAAATCAAATAGCGATATCATTGAATTAGTAGATAATATTATAAAATATATGAATGAAACAATGGCTAATTCAATTATTAATAAAATAGAAGGAGTTGTCAAATGAGTGTTTATTTCAAAGGCAGGAATATGTCGGAAAAGGAATATTTAGAAGCACGTAAGAGGGATCAAGAAGAGTATCTGAAAATCCTTAATAGTAAACCTGGAAATCCTGTTATTCCCAGCAATGACACTGATGAAGTCAAGACTGATGAAGTTAAGACTAATGAAGCTGATACTAATGAAGTCAAGACTGATGAAGTTGGTACTAATGAAGTCAAGACTGATGAAGTTGGTACTAATGAAGTCAAGACTGATGAAGTTGGTACTAATGAAGTCAAGACTGATGAAGTTGGTACTAATGAAGTTGAATACACCTCAGATCAAATATATGATATGCGGAAGGATGAACTTATTGAATTAGCTTCTAAATTAGAGATTGATTCTGAAGGTTATAAAGAAGAACTTCAAAAGAGAATTATCAATCATCTTGGTTTAGCAGTCTAATCATATAGAGTTATTCAATGAGTAATGAAATTGAGGTACACAAAATTACTGTTAATTCTAAATGTCCTAGGTGTCAAAAATATTTTAAAATTAAATTAAGTATTAATATTCTTGATAAGAATAAGTTATTTAGAAAATATTGTGATAGCTGTCATAACATAATTAAACATAATTTTGAATATCCTGTTAAACTAAATGTAATTAATAAAGAAATAGGTTTTACCCATAAGATAAGTGATCTTTGATTATTAGACAAAAGGCGATAAAATGAGTAAATCTAAAGAACTGTTGGATTTCTTAAATGAATCAGTATTGGTATCAGAATTTTCTAGAGACACTAAATTATCTTTTGAATCGTCATTAAAAACTATTTTTGAAGATAATGATCTATATTCAATCTCAGGTGATAAAGATAAATTCATTATCAGCAGTGATGGTTATTCATTATCAGTACGTCCATCTGAGAACATAGGTATGGTTATCATTATGAGAGAAGATGGTGAAGAAGAAGAGATTCCATTTGCTGATCTCTTTAAAACTGTAGATACTGAAGTTAAAGCATTGAATAAATCAGAAGTTACTAGTGATGAGATATAATTTATGGATGCTTCTGAATTAAAGACTGCTGTAGTTATATCTCAGCCTATAGATGAATCTGAGATAACTGACCCTATAATGGATAGGGCTATTAAGGCTGGTCTTTATATATTTAATAAATATCTGCCTAAGAAGAATAGGAATTATATATCAGGTGGTGCATATACTTTATTAGAAGGTGAAAGTTTATTAGAAGTTTATGACCTTACAGAAATGTTTACTCCTAATTATGCTTCTCCTGCAAAACATAAAGTAAATGGAAATACTGTACTAGTATTTACACCCTGTTGTTTAGTTACATGCTCTAATTATGATCTTGATACTATACCTACAGAGTATGAAGAGATATTTATTAAATTAGTTGGGTTGTATGTTAAATCTTATTGTGCAAATATAAGAAGAACTGCTACTCTAAGTGATCTTCCCTTTGATTTAAAAGGTGAAGATTTCTATCGTGAGTTTGTTGAAGAATTAGAGAAATTAGAGATTATTCTTCAATCAAAAGAAACAGGGTTTTAAGAAAGTTTTTGTTAATCACCCCAACTTTCCCTGGGTGAATTAATAAACGACCCTTAACAAGTCTGTTTGACCCCTTAAAGAGGGGTATTAAATCCCATAAAAGAAGTTTGAGAAAAGAAATTGGGTGACTCCTATTGTGAGTCGTGGGAATTATTAATAATATAAGTTTGTGGATTTGAATTTAATAAACTAGATTAGGAGAAGAACAATGAGCCATTCAAGAGCTAAATCATTAAGTCAAACTATTGAGAGTTTCCTTAGACGTTTTGAGGATGAGGTGACTGTTAAGGAGATGCTTGATACTGAGAACGCAGAGATAGAAGATAACGGAGATCATCTTAGTATCACTATACCTATGACTGATAAGAATTGGTCAGTATCTAATGTTAATGATCTTGCTGATTATTTTAACTCAGTAGGTTTCCACAATACTCATGTTATCAATAACGGTATGGAAATCACTATGAATATCCCTAAGGATAACGAAGAGTTAATCTCACGTGTCAGGGAAGAATTAGGCATTTCTCTATAAGAATAGGTTATTCAATAAATGAAATTCAAAAGAATATTTATATTAATAATCCTGATTTCCGCATGTAGGATTGCCTACGCTGACAATTTATTGATTACACCTAGGCAGATAGTTGATAATTCCAGAACTAATGTCATGGTATCCCTTATAGGATATTATCCTGCATTTATTTATCATGTTGTAGATGGTGATACTGTAGATGCAGTAGTACGTATTGGTTTTGAGTTTATCACATATAAGAGATTCAGGATATATAATCTTGATACTCCTGAGACATGGAGGCCATCCTGTGATGCTGAAAGAATTCATGGTGAAAAAGCTAAAGAGGAAGCTAAGAGATTATTACTGAATAAATATCTTATTATCCGTACTGGATTTGATCAAGGATACTATTGTAGAGAATTAGCTGATATCTACTTACCTGATGGAACTAATTATAGCGATTATATGAAAGCTAATGGGTTCTCCAAGAGAAATAATTATAAGCAATAAATTATGACTTTAATAAATAATTTTGAGGGTATACTGAGTAACTTAAGTAACGTTGCTATCACTATCCTAAATAATTTATTTGGAGTGAGGGTAAAGATCTACCCAGTAGAAACTTCTAATATCTATAGTAATGTCTATACTGGTCAGGATGGAGATACAAGTATAATATCATCAGAATATCGAGAGTGCTCTATATTATTTACTGGTGATATTTATCAATATTTAAATTCTTCATACTCTGATATAGCTTTTATAGGTGATAACTATTGTTTCATAGATCAAAACACTCCTGAATTAAAATCTGGTGAAAGAATAGTTTATACTAGAGAAGATGGTAAGGAAATAAGATTTACAGTTAAGGATAGATTGCCTATAGGGTTTACCACTGAGATAGTTAAGAAATACAGAATTCTATACATAGAAGAATAGGAAATATGGATACTAATTTCTCTGTTATATCTACTACGGTAATAGTTATAAGTAATTTTCTGCAATTATATAAGAAATATTTTCCAAGTATTAATTTTATATTTTCTCAGTCTATTGATTATGAGATTGGATTTAATAATAGGAAAAATTGGAAAATATCTAATGATATTTATAATAATATAGATGTAACTCCTGCTCTATTATGGAATAGAGAGCCGTTAAGGATGTCAGAGCCATTACTTGATAGAGGCAGGAAAACATCTTATAAGATTTATGATGGTGTAGACCAGGCTGATGTACTAGCATATGCTACTCCTAATTTAGAAATAAAGTTTGCTTATATAACTAATTCTTTACAGGAATTAGAATTAATAGAAGCTGTATATACTTGTGCTATGCAAGATATAACTTCAATGAAGATAGAATATCCTACATTTGGTGAATATTCTTATACAGTAGATTTTAAAGAATTAGATGAGCTTACTATAAATAAAGAGGGTTCTAGTTATTATTTATTAGCTAGTTCAGCTACTATACAAGGAGCGATATTTGTATTAGTAGATAAATATCCAATATTGAAAGATATTGTGACTACTTCGTATAGTAACCTATATCCAAGTACACTTGAGATATCTAGTATAGATTATACTGTCTAAGAGAAAATAGTTATAATTAAATAATATTTAATACAAGGATAGGATTATGTGCAAATCTAAACAGATTTTAGATCTTATAAGTACTCTTGAGAGCAGGGAACCTACTGAAAGTGAATTAAAGAGATTTAAAAAAGCTGCATCTAGGATGGTGGATGAAATAGAAAAAAGAAGAAATGCTGGTGATTACACTGAAGAGGAAAGAGCTGATTTAGAAGAAATATTTTATGATAATATGGTTAAGATGGTGAGAGGCGAAATAGATTAATAGTCTATTAGAAATAATATGGAAGCTGAATTATTAAAATTTTCTAATATTTTAATATCATCTGATATAATATTAAAAATATTTCAAAGTATGTTAGTTATTTTTCTTGCTTTGTCTATTAAGGATTATATATCTAACGTAGTTGCTTATCTATCTTTTAGATTTTCTATTAATATAGGCATAGGTAGCTGTGTCTTATATGATTATGAGGAAATGTTTATAGTCTCCGCCACTACTAGAGTAATTATCCTAGAAAATAAAGATATGAGAGTCTGTATACCTATTAAGAATTTTATGAATAATAGTTGGACACTTGTTAAACCAGAAAATTAGATGGCGTAACTGCCCATAAAAGCCATAAAGGCAAAATTAAATTTAATTGGAGGTACAATATGAAAGTAAACGTATTGAATAAAACTAATCGTCAGATTGTAATGTATACGTCTGATGCGAATAAGGCTGATAGGTCATTTCCTATCCCGCCACGTGCAGTTAAAGTTGTAGATTTAAATTCTATAGAAATTAATTATGTTAAGACGCATTACTCAAATGAGTTAATGATTAGGTAAGGAGATATAGGTTATGGCTAGTCCACAGGTAAGAACTATTGAATATGACAGATCCCAACGTGTATCTTCTTATGAAGGCATGTATGGTCTTGTAATTGGAGCATTTGATAGGGGTCCAATTGGTAAAAGAGTCTTTATGACTAATTCTCAGCAAGTAGATGCTGTATTTGGTAAACCTAAAGTAGGAAGTGATATTGCTTATTATATACTTCATTCTTTTCTATCTAAATCAAAAAGATGTTGGGTAGAAAGAGTAGCTGAGGGTGCTTTATATGGTGGAGTGTCTATAGGTGCTGCATTTGACATGGTTATGGGATTACCAGATGGTATCGAAACTATATTCTCAACTGTCTTAGAATATGGTCGTTGTCACCCTAACACAGTTGAGGTTTACCTTGATACTATTAAGATTGGTTATGATAATGGAGCTGGAGTTATTATCGGGGATAATATTGATGTAGGTTCTGTTAATTATGAGACAGGAGCTATTACATGTCAGTTCACTCATCCATTACCTAAGAATTCAATTTTATATGCTAAATGGGGATTTAATAATATTCCTCTAACTTCTGGAGCAGCTGATACTGACGATTATCAGTTTGATAGTCGTATTCTAAATCAGAATATTGCTGGTTCAGCTGGTGTTTATAGTGATCATCTTGTTCCATTCCCTATTGTTGGTCCAGATGGGACAGTAGCTAGTGCGAATGATTCTACTGTCTTAATCTATGATGATAGCACTCTTATTGCTTACACTGATGAAACTGGTAATCTAGTTGATACTGGCACATATCTTGATTCTAGTTCTACTAATAGAGTTGAATTTGGTAATGGTGTTCTTTCTTTTAATCTAGATTCTGCTTATGTGCCATCTGCTCCTTTAGTAGCTGAGTATCGTTCTTATAAATCTGAGGCATTTATAATTTACGCTGATAATCAGGGTTCTTGGGCTGATGATTACAGTATCTTAATTGATCAGGTTGATTTTGCTAATAATACTTTTACTATTTCAGTTTATGAAACTCAGAGAAATGGATCTATCATGAAAGTAGCTTCTTATGTACTTTCTAGAGAACATAAAGTTGATGGATTCAATAATCAGTTATACATTGAGGATAGATTAAATGACAAGTCTAATTACATTAGAGTATTAGATAATGTCAATCTTAATGAAACTGAAGCAATACCTCAAGACAGTCTTAAACACACTACTTATAGCACTAATGATATCTTTACTCTATCAAGTGGTGATGACGGGTTTGCACCTTCAGTTAACTCTTATATCAATGTATTGCATACTTTTAATAACCCTGAAGATGTTAAAGTTGATATCATTGTTGACACTCTCTGTGATAAGAATTTCCAAGTAGAGATGTTGAAATTATGTGATCGTGATTTCGGTGGTCGTGGAGATTGTTACGCTGTATTGAGTGCACCATTTGATCTTCTCGAGAATAATAATTATCTTAATGAAATTGCCAATTATCGTAAGTATGAATTGAATGTTAATTCTAGTTTTGGTGGTTTGTATAGTTCATTCGTTAAGATTTATGATGCCTATAATGGCCGTGAGGTATGGATACCTGAATCAGGATTCGTAGCTGCTGCATTCTCTTATACTGCTGATCAGTTTAGTCCTTGGTTTCCAGCAGCTGGTTGGAGAAGAGGTACGTTACCAGTTCTTGATACCTATCGTAAATTCACTATAGGTGAGAGAGACTTCTTATATGATAATGGAATTAATGTTCTCCGTTATCGTCCTGGTAAGGGTATTGCTATCTGGGGTAACAAAACTCTGTATGATGATAACTCTGCTCTTAGTCGTGCTAATGTTAGATGGCTCCTCATCGTTATTGAGAATGCAATTGAGGATTACTTGGATGAGTATGAATTTGAGCTCAATGATCCAATCACTAGAGCACTGATTACATCAGCTGTACAGGGTTATCTTGATTCTATTAAAGCAAGACGTGGTCTGTATGATTTCGATGTTGTTTGTGATGAAACTAATAATACTCCACAAACTATCGACAACTACGAGATGAATGTTGACTACTATGTGCAACCAGTTAAGGATGCTGAGTTTATTTATGGTAGAGCAGTTATCACTCGTACTGGTGTTAAATTTGAGGATGTTCGTATCTAATATTTTTATACTCTCTGCTAGTTAATTCTAGCAGAGAGTAATTAATCTTATTCGGAGGAATAAATTATGTCAGGTATTGTAAATATTGAATCTTTGAGAAACACTCCTGATTCAGCTAGGTTATATAAATGGGATGTTAATATTAGCAAGGGAAGTGCATTAATTAGTCTTAGAGCTACTTCTATTGATCAGCCTAATCCTAATTATTCATTAATGGATGTAACTATAAGAGGATTTACTAAGAAGGAATCTGGTGCTATTGAATGGAATCCAATTAATTTTACAGTTATTGAAGTTGATTCTTATGATATTCTAGCTAGTTTATGGGATTGGGGTCAGCAACAGTTTGATGCTCGTACTGGTGTACAACAGAATAAGTCTGGAGCAGAAGCTGACACTCTTATCATGCTTGAGAACTTACAAGATGCACCTGTAGCTAAGTGGAAACTTTATGGTTGCCTTCTCGAGAATATTACCCCTCCTGGGTTAACTAGTGATAAGTCTGGTTTTAATGAAACTTCTTTTTCTGTAGCTTATGATTATGCGGAGTTGGTATAATTAATGGCTGTAACTATTGAAACTCTTAGAGCACAAGATTTCGCTAGAGGATATAATTGGGATGTAAATTTTCCTGATTTCTCTGGTGATTTTTTCCCAGCCTATTCTTTTACTGATGAATTCATAAATTTTCAACCTGGGAGTATAGATTATGGGCCAGAGTCATTCTATTTTCCTGAGAAGGCTTGGAGAGGAAAGAATTTATCCTTAGAAATATATGAATTTGAGGATTATTCAGTATTAGATTGGTTAGAAGATTGGTATAAGGGTATAAAAGGTGATGAATACACTATACATCTTATTGGAGAAAAATTTGTAGCTAAAGAGATGCGTATAACTAGATATGGTCTTCAGAAGAATCCATATAATATTGAAATATTACAAGTAATACCTGACGGTAACGTATCTATACCGTATAATTCAGATAAATCATCTTCATTAAGTTTATCTCTAAATTTAGTAGTCGTTGGTAAGGAGTAACGAATGCCAAATTATATAGCTTTATCTTATCTTCCATCTAGATTTGTACCGTATAGTAAGGAAGATGTAAAAATAAAGATTAGGCCTTTATATTTCGAGGAAGCTGAGAGTGTCTCCCTGATAAAGGGGAGACCTCTAGCTATTCTTGAATTGTTATATGAGAGTGAAGCTGTTAAAGTCGAGAATATGGATTTCTTTGATCTGACATATGATGACTGGAGATTCATTGAATTAACTATATCTAACCTGAGTTTTCCTGCAGTTAAATTTAATATCACTGCTGGTGAATGTCCTGATTGTAAAGATTCACCTGAAGTTATAACTATTTCTATGAATGGTCAGGATAAAGAAATAGTTGTTAAACCTGAGTTAAAAGCAGTTGTTATCCCATCTGAGATAGCATTTACTGAATTAGATGAAGAGATTATCCCGCCTATAGTTCCTGTATTATCCAATAAAGAATATAATTTAGATTTTTATAGATTAAAACATTTTAAGATATTATCAGAATCAAAAAGTAATAAGGAAGTCGATAAATATAAATTATTACTTGATAATAATGATATAAGATTTTCATTTGAAGATATCCAAGTGTTAAGATATCTTGATGAAAAGATGTTTCATGGACCAAAGAATGAATTTGAAGTAAAATGCAAACAATGTGGTAAGGTTTATAAAGTATCATCGGTCTGGGAGGTGGCCGATTTCCTTCCCTTTCGTATCTCAGAAGACAATATTAGAAATAGAGTTAGTTTTGGGAAGAGAACTAAATCAGCAAATAACTTCTCTAAGAAAGTTAGAATACATAAAAGTATTTGATTTGTATAATAACGTAATCTCTTTACTTGAGAAATTAAAGCCTACTCGTTAATTATAATTAACTTATTAATATTCATATCTGGATTAACTAATGTTTAAAATTTCTTTTCAAGATATTAAGGATGTAATTAGCTCTAGTTCTTCAGATAAGAATAATCTCTTAGAAATTAGGGATGAATTAGCTTCCTTATTCTCTTCTATAGAAGTTAATACAGAGATACTAAGATCATATGAGACTAGTGTATCTAATAATTTTTCTCAGATTAGAGAAGATCTACAGGAGAAGGGTTATTCAGAAAGTGATATAGATGATATAATAGAAGAATTTTCTAATGGATTCGCTGAGATAAAAGGATTAAAGGACAAATTTAATAAGTTATCTGATAAATTTGAAAATCGTGATTCTATTGATAGACGGGAAGCTGAAACTCTTATTAGTTATACTGAGAAGACAGCTAAGATATTAGAGAAGCTCCCCAAGAATATTGCTTTAAAAATATCCTTAGATGATATATTTAAGAAGCAAGCTGAGTTTTTATCATCAGATTTGCCTAAAGAGGTAAGAAGACAGGCTTTAATAGAAATTATCTCTTATTTAAAAACATCTAGTGATACTGATAAAGAGACTATTAAATTCATGAAGGATATTTCTGATAATACAGAGATATCTGATAGAGATTTTAATGCAGTTTCAAATAAGTTAATTGAGATATCTAATGATAAAGATAATAATACTTCAATTTCTGTTAAGGAATTAACTAATAGATTTGATCACTCTACTAAGACTTCTGAGCAGATTAAAGATATCCTAGATAAACAGAATACTAAATTTGGATCTTCTATTAAAGAAGCATTCTTAAGTAAGTCATCTGAAATATCTACTGCTACTTTGACTAAAGGATTGGGTCAGGGACTTATGGGAGCATTTGGTCCTATAGGTATTATAGCTGATCAAATGTTTGGTATATCTGATAGGCTGTCATCAGTAGGTGATGTTGTTACTAATAAATTATTAGATAGCTCCAAGTCATTATTATCTAATATAGCTAGTAAAGCAAAGGATAAGATAGGACTAGGTTCAAAAGAGAGTGAAACTAGTGATGTATCTAAATCTAATATTGTTGATAGCTCTAAATCATTATTATCTAATGTAGTTAGTGAGACTAAGAGTAAGTTAGGATTAGATTCTAAGGAGTCTACCAGTGATATATCTGAATCTAAATCATTACTATCTAGTATAGCAAGTAAGACTAAGAGTGTATTAGGATTAGATTCGAAAGAAACTATTAGAGATAATACTAAATTTGACACTAGCAACATAGCTGAATCTAACACTATTGATAGTTCAAAGTCATTATTAACTAACACAGCTGATAGAACTAGTGATAAGTCAGAATTAATATCAAAAGAAAGTATTAGTGAGAGTGCTAAATCATTATTATCCAGTGTTGCTAATAAAGCTAAGAGCAAATTAGGTTTAGATTCTAAGGAGTCTACCCGTGATATACCTGAATCTAAATCATTACTGTCTAGTATAGCAAGTAAGACTAAGAATGTATTAGGATTAGATAATAAAGAAATTACCAGTGATGTTTCTAAATCTAATATTATTGATAGTTCTAAATCTTTATTATCCAATGTAGTTATCGAGACTAAGGATAAAGTAGGGTTAAATAGCAATTTTGATTACAGTAACCCTGTAAATAAAAGTAATGAGATAAATCAGATTATCAATGATGAAAATAGTGTATTATCACAGAAATTAATATCTAATACTGAATCTATTGAAGATCTAACTAATATTATTAAGAAAGAGAATAGACGAGATAGAGTATTAGATAAGAAAGATAGAAAAAGAGATATAGAACAGCATGAAGAATTAATTGAAAATGTTGATGATTTAGAAAGATTATCTAAGAAGAATCTTAAAGCCACAAAGGGTATCGATGTAGAAGGCGGTGGAGGATTCTTTAGTTCTTTCCTAGGGAATATATTAGGAAATTCAAAAATAGGAAAATTGATAAGTAAAGTCCCTGGTGGTAAGACTGCAACTAAATTACTTAGTAAGATACCTGGTGTAGGTAAATTATTAGGTGGTGCTGCTGAGGGAGTCTTGGGCACTGCAGCTGAGGGAGCATTAGGTGCTGGTGCTGAGGGTTTAGCAGGTGGAGGGTTATTATCAACAGTTGGTGGTCTTGCGTTACCTGCATTAGCTGTGACTGCTGCAGGTGCAGCTGGGTATGGAATAGGGACTTTAATAACTAAGACTACAGGTAGCGATAAATTAGGCGGTAAGATTTATGATTTAATACATGGTAAGGAAGATAAGAATGCAGGTTTAGCTACTGATTCTAGTATTCAGAAATATGCAGCCACTGAATTATCCCCTGCAGCAGCTGATAAATATCTTAAAGAATTTAAAGTAGGTGGACCAACTTTTGATGACATGGTTGCTGATGGTAAATTAGTTTATGATTCAGCCACTTCTAAATATTATTTACCAGATGAGATTAATACTGAATCTAAGATAGCTGATATAGCATCTAAAGCTCAGAATCCTAGTGTTCCTAGTAAGTCACCTACCTCTAGTAAACCATCTAACATAGAGACTGCCAATAAATCATCTTCTACAACTAATACTGATATTTCTAATAACTCCTCTATATCTAATACTAACACCTCAAGTGAATCACCTGAGGTAACTAATACAGAGATTTCTAGTGAATCATCACCTATACCTAGTAGTGCTCCATTAGCTAGTACAGAGGCCAGCTCTTCTAATATTACTAGTATTGATAGCTCAGTTAATAATTTTAAGAGTTCAAGTATGTCTAAGGAGGTATCTCCTGATACTTATACTAATATTCAAAAAGAATTAGTGAAGGCTAAGACCGTAGAAGTTAAACATGTTCCTAATAATGCTAATTTAAGACCAGCTTCAATGCCTCATGCAGCAACTAAAACACCTGCACCTTCACCTATAGTAATGGATGATCTTGGTCTTATAATGGTTAATTCAGGGTTATTTTAATGTTAAATCTTGATAAATTTTATGCTTCAGGCAAATATAAAGTGACTATGAATCACCCCACTTATGGGGTAACTAAGGGTTACTTATCATCGCAACTTAAAGTTAATACTTCTTCATCTTGGACATCTTTAGGTGATAGTTTAGCTAAAGGATCCATAGGGGATACCATATTTCAATTTGGATTTGGTAGATCTATGACAGTTGGTGCAGCTACTCATCAGAAGTGGGATGGTCAAGAAGAAATAATGATTAGTTTCTCTATTTCTTATGTAGCAGTTAAAGATGCTAAATCTGAAGTAGTAGACAAAGTTGCTGATTTATTAAGATGGCCTTTAAGTAAAGAAATAGGAATATTTATGAAAACCCCCTTAGATATTAAAGGAGGTGAGTACTGTACTATTTCTAGTTCATTCTTTATAATTAAAGATGTATTACCTGTATCAGTAGATCCTGAATTCTCTCAAGCCCTATCACCTACTGGTCATCCTATATACGCTAACGTTGGATTATCTTTTAAATCTATTAGGGCACTCACTGGTCCAGAAGTAAAGAAGTGGTTTAAATAATATGTGGTTTAAATAATATGAGTAGCAAACCTAATGAAAGATTTGGTTTAATAGAATATGGAAAGATATATAAATCTAAGTTTCCTGAGAAGTTTCAGAGGATTTCTGAAAGAAGATTAGCTTATGATTTTGATCCTGATAAATTAAAAGATTATAATTATCTATTATCTAGATTTAATCAGGAATTTTTTAAACTTCCATATTTTATTAGGGAAATTAGCCGGTCAGATGTTGGTAGACCTGATTTAATATCTTATGAAGTATACGGTGATACTGATTTCTGGCATTATATATTATTATTTAATAGCATAGCTGATCCAATTAACGGTTTAGTGAAAGGCACTGATATTAAGATACCTATGCTTGATCATTTATCTAATTGGTTAATCGAAAATTTACTTCATGATACTAAGACAGGTGTATAATGTTAGGGAAAAAGGGTCAATGGGCTTTAACTATAAACGGTGATGAGATATTAGGTGAAGAACTTATTTTCCTTAATATATTTGAAGATGCTGGACTTAATCTTCCTACTTTTGATTTATTATTTTATACTGATGATGAAGAAAAAGTTAAGAGGTGGAATTCACCTGGATATCCTGCAAAGATAGGATTTGGAGTTGATGAAATAGTAGATGTGACTGATTTTAAAGTTTTCTCCAGGGAAGTCTCATCTATTGGTGGTGCTGATCAATGGGCTGTCAATGCTAAAGGCATATATGATAGTTTAGATTATGTTAATTCACAAAGATTGCTTACTTTCAATACTTGGGGAGATATGAAGAAGAGCAGTGAGGTATTCTCTGCTGTTGCTTCTAAGAATGGTTTTAAACCAGATGTTCCTATGCCATCTAATGATATGATGCTATGGACACAACATAATGTCACTGATAGAAAGTTTCTAGAAGAAGTAACATGGCATGGATATTTCTCTTCTAATGATCCTCCATTGACTGCATTCCGTAAAGATGGTAAAGCTATTTATAAACCCCTCTCTAAAATAATACAATCTGAAAAGGGAATTATAGGTAATAGTGAAGACGCAAGTATAATAAGTAATCACTTTACCCTTGTAAATAGGGAAGGATTCTTATCTTCTTGGTCAGGAAATATCAGAACTGTTCCTTATCATCATTCTGAAAAAGGTATCGATGATAATTGTAAAGGAAGTGTTACACCTAAGGTTGTCAAAGAAGCTGGTCTTACTCCAGAGGTAAATAAGTTTCAAGAAATAGAATTACTTAATGATAATGTGCATGATAATTGGTGGGTAGCTTATAGACAGAATAAACAGTTTAAAGCATCTTTATCGTCACAGTCAATAAGGACAACAGTAGATGCCTATAATTCGATATTCCCTCTTGATTATTACAGGACTAAATTCTTGAGGCAGGATGATAAAACTATATTAGAACCTTATGCTGGTAAATGGATAGTGAATACTGTAGTAACTAGTGTTAAGAATTCTGCATTTACACAATTTATTACTTTATGTAGAGAAACTTTATTATAGGAAAGTATTATGAAAGCAAAGAAATTATTGAATATGTTAGAAAGTTTAAAATTTGATGAAGCTTATGCTATATTAGATGGTGATGATAAGTGGATGATGTCAAGTGTAGATACACCTATTTGGTTTAGAGATAAGAAAATGGCAGATAAAACTGCCAAAAATAATAATAGGTTTACCCATGTAGTAAAAGTTAAATTAAAAAGGAATCCTGCTGCTTATAATGGATATTCTATACTACATGTAATAGAGGATTAATTTATGTTTTCTAAGGATTCAATAAAATGGATTGATCTTGCTAGATCAGCAGGTGAAATTAAAGTAGAGGGTTCTGAAGCAGTACAGAATGCTATTGATAATATACTTTCAGTACAACCTGGGGAAAGATTATTTAAACCTAAGTTTGGCTGTAATTTAGAAAGTTTATTATTTGAGCCTATTGATGACACTACATCTGAGTTAATACGTATTGAATTATACAATTGTGTAGAGAATAATGACCCAAGAATTAGTGTCATTCCTTCTCAGACTACTGTTATTCCTAGTCCAGATGAATATAGATATGATATTAATTTAGCTGTAGAGGTATTAGGCATAGGTGATGCTAATTTTAAATTTTCTTTAAAAGCATTTGGATAGGATTTTATAACTCTCAGCTGATTACGTTTTCCTTTTAAAGAGGAAAGAATTGTATCCTCTTTGGCACTACATAACATTTTATAACTCTTAGTTAATTACGTTTTCCTTTAAAGAAGAATGATTTATGCCTCTCTTTGATACACTATCAGATGTACAGATATATAAATCATTTGGATCTGGGTTTAGGCTCTTCTGGGGTAAAGTCATATCGAATGAAGATCCTAAACTCTTAGGGCGTATTAAAGTACAAATTAAAGAGTTATTACCATGGGATGATAAGAAAAAGTTATTATGGATATACCCTTTATATCCTGCTGGTTTAGGTGAGTCTCCCCTTACTACTAATTTTCAGGTTCCTGAAGAAGATTCCTACGTAATCTGTATATTTCCTCATGATTCAATATATTTTGGATTTTATGTTTGGCATACTACTGATAGACTGAGAAGACTTATGGATTTTGAATCTGAGTACCCAGAGAGATTTGGGTGGCAGGATTCAAGAGAAAATAAGTTTATAGTTAATAAAGATCCTAATATAGATTCAGTGGAACATAGGTATGCTGATGGGACTTTATCTATACATGATTCTAAACGCTCTGGATATGAGTATAGGGATAAGTACGGAACTGAGATTTATGTAAATAGGAAAGATCAGTATATTGAGATTAAATTTGCTGAAGTCAATATCAGTATCCATAAGGGTATTCTAAATATAGATTTAAACTCCATTCATATAACAGCAACTTCTATAGCTAAGCTTATCGTTATGGGAGCAGTCAGTGTTACTACGCCTATAGTGTTATTATGGTCTAAGATTGTAAGTAAGTTTTTTAATGAGAAACACGATACTAAATTATAGTTGAGAAGAAAATGAATAAGTCAATTAGTTTACTTGAGTTAATTCTTGAATCAGTAATAAGAAGAATACCTGATGATGTTGTGAAAATTCTTCAGGGTTCTGATTTTAATATGGGGCCAAATGGTAACCATAATATATTAGCTGAGAAAGACGGGAAGAATATTAAATTAAAATTCCCTGTATTTAAAGAAAACGATAAAAATATTAAAATGTATATAGAAGATTGGACTAGTGGGAATGGTGCATATGCTAGTTATTTCTTAGATGAATTTAATATATCTTTTAAATTAAAAAGTTTTAAGTTTATTAATAAGAAACTATTTGATTACCCTGCCTATTATGAAATAATCTTATCTGTTTTAAAAATAAATAATGGATCCTAAATATTTCACTCCTGACCTCCCTCTTCCTGAAAAAACTAAATTAGGAACTACTGATCTTAAGTTAGATAAGATAGATAATATTTTATCTATAATAAATCAGCAGTTTGATGATGATTGGGATGGTATCGCTAAACCTGGAAGAGCAGGGTATCATAAGTATCATCATATTTCTATTTATGAGAAGAGTGGAAATTTAGTATCACAAAATGATATCTTTTATAGATTCTTTAAATGCAGTATAGATAATATCACATTAGCTACTGGTGATTCTATACATATTTTTGATTCTACTGTAAAGAATATTTCTGGTGGGCAGAATTCATATTTAAGAATAGAGGATAGTACAGGGCTATTAACTATATCTGGATTAACTAATTGTCTTGTAATTTTAAAACGCAATCCTTTAACTAATTTAAAAATATCTGATTGTACTAATTGTAGGATAGTAATTGAGAATGCTTTTCCTACTAGTTCTCCTTTTATATCTAACTGCACTAATAGTTTTATATTTATAGACAATACTAATATAACTTCAAGTATTGCTTTCTCATCTAATACTAATATACGTGTATGGTGTAGAAATACAACTATAACTAATACTAATTTCTTTAGTTCTAATCTTGATATTCTCTCCAGAATTGAGAAGAGTACTATTACATGCTCAGGTTGGGTATTTTCAGATGAGGTAGAACATCATAGTGTTATTATAGATAGTAGTGTTCCTAGTGTTAATGGTTTTAAGGGTAACGGTTGTGGTTTATATTTATTTAATACTGGGTTTACTGGAAATAAATTTGCAGAATTAACAATATCTAATATTTTAATAAATAATGCAACAGTAACTAGTACTGATTTTCTTAAATTAGAAAATAATTCTTATTTTGCATTAATAAATAGTACTGTTACTTGTGAGAAATTTTCTCAATCATCTGATACTGATAATTACATCTTAGATTGTAATATTACTTCATCCGAAGATACTCTTAAAGATTCTAATTCTAAGTATCAGATAAATAAGACTAATATTACTACTAGTAAGAAATTATCAATATCTAATAATTTAGATGTTATATTTACAAAAGGTGATATTACTTCTTCACTTAATACTATTGAGGATAGTGATTC